CCAATGCAACAGGACACTTGAACGCCAATCGAATGCCGTTAAAGTCGCATGAGAACATTCTTGTGTTCTATAAAGAATTGCCAGTATACAATCCGCAGTTTACTTACGGAAAACCATACAAGGCAACCTATAGTACGCATAGCAGCAATTATGGGAAGCAAAAGGATAATATCGAAACCGTGAATGATGGCTATCGTTTCCCTAGAAGTGTATTATTTTTCAACAACGAAAAAGATAATTTTCACCCGACGCAGAAGCCGGTTGAATTGTTTGAGTACTTGATAAAGACATATACCAATGAGGGGGGGTTAGTGTTGGATAACTGCATGGGCAGCGGAACTACTGCGATCGCTTGTCTTAATACCAATCGCAATTATATCGGTTTCGAAATCGACGAAGAATACTATTGCAAAACCATGGATAGAATCAACAACCATGTATCACAGACGACATTGTTTTAAGAAAGGAGATAAATGGAAGGAGCAAAATTCGACCTGTTGCCATTACTTAACTACATTGACCCAGCCGCCCTCTCATACGAGGGGTGGTTGTCAGTAGGCATGGCCCTGAAACACGAGGGCGACACTGCAGTAGACTGGGACAACTGGTCGCAAAACGATAGCCGGTACAAGAAATTTGAGTGTTTTAAAAAATGGGACACATTTAACGAAGAAGCAGGAACTATCGTGACGGGTGCGACGATCACGCAACTGGCAAAAGAAAATGGCTGGGTGTCGCAATCCAGCTATGATAGTGAGAATGCTCATGAATTGGACTGGAACGACACCATAGACCGAGATTACAAGGTTATTGACAAGAACTGGATAGAAGACAAGGAAATCCACGAGCCGACTGTCTGGAATCCAGTACAGGAAATCATCAAGTATTTAGAGACGATCTTCGAAGCGAGCGAAAATGTCGGTTATGTGACCGAATGCTATCCGAAGACTGATGATGAAACAGGCGAGATTGTCAAATGGCTGCCAACTAAGGGGGCTTATGACCGGACTGCTGGGCAATTGATTGAAGAACTTAGTAGATGTAATGGCGATATCGGTGCAGTGCTAGGTGATTATCACGAAGAAGCCGGCGCATGGGTTCGATTCAATCCAATGGACGGGAAAGGCGCAAAAAATGAAAACGTGACAGATTTCAGATATGCCCTGGTCGAATCCGACAGTATGCCAATCGATAAACAGAACGCCATATACAAAGAACTTGAATTACCGATTGTTGCCTTGGTGCATAGCGGAAACAAGTCACTACATGCCATCGTCAAAGTAGATGCCAAGAATTACGAAGAATACCGTAATAGGGTTGATTATCTTTATAAGATTTGTCAAAAGAACGGCATTATCGTCGATACACAGAATCGAAATCCAAGTAGACTATCTCGCATGCCTGGGTTCATCCGTAATGGACAGAAGCAATTCTTGGTAGATACGAATATTGGTAAGACCGATTGGGATGAATGGTATCAGTATATCGAAGATTTGAACGATGATTTACCTGATCCTGAAGGATTGGCTGACAGCTGGGATAATTTGCCAGAGTTGGCACCCGAGTTGATTAAAGGCGTTCTTCGTCAAGGTCATAAGATGTTGATTGCTGGACCATCAAAAGCTGGTAAGTCATTCGCTTTAATTGAAATGTCAATTGCAATTGCTGAAGGCAAAAAATGGCTAGGCTGGGATTGTACTCAAGGGCGTGTATTATACGTCAATCTGGAGCTAGACCGTCCGTCTGCCTTACATCGCTTCCGTGATGTTTATCAAGCTATGGGGTTACCACCTAAAAAAATCCAGAATATCGATATCTGGAATCTTCGTGGGAAGACTGTACCGATGGACAAGCTAGCGCCTAAACTTATTCGTCGAGCTTTGAAAAAGAATTATATCGCAGTTATCATTGACCCGATTTATAAAGTTTTGACTGGTGACGAGAATAGCGCGGACCAGATGGCGCATTTTACGAATCAATTTGATAAAGTGGCCACAGAGTTAGGCTCTAGCGTTATCTACTGCCATCACCACTCAAAAGGTTCGCAAGGTGGCAAGAA